GAAAGACGTTGTGACTGAGATGGTGCAGGAGGTGTTTCGTAACCCGGAACGCATCAGGCAGCGTCAAGAGGGAACGGGCCCTTTCACCGGCTCGGTAACTTACGGCGGCGATCAGCCTGGGACGTTGCGTGTGACGGCTGAGCAAATCACTCTACTGTCTGTGTCTGGGGTGAGTACGGGTGCGTTCACGATTGACATGATCCCGTCAACGTCTCCTTTCTCTGCCTCTTATGTGTCGCCGTTGAATGATTGGGAACTCGAATGAGCCCAATCGTTGGTGTTGTTCCTGAGTATCCTTTCCCGCGGCATCGTGCGGGTGTCCTTGTGACCGTGCTTAGGTTTGCGGCTGGTGATGAGGATGTGCATGGGAATCCGGTTGCTTCGTGGTCTGAGTTTGCGGTGTTGGAGAATTGCGCTTTTGATCCGGGTAGCACGTCTGAGCCGCGTTTGGCGGGTCAGGATCGGGTTGTTGTTGAGCCGACACTGTATGCGTCGTTTGATGCGCCGGTTGAGCCGCAGGATCACGTGTTGGTGAATGGTGTGGAGTATGAGGTTGAGGGTGTTCCTCGGCGTTGGTCTTCGCCGTTTAGTGGCACGGCTTACGGGTCTGTGATGACGTTGCGGAGGGTGACTGGCTGATGGCGCCTAAGTTCAAGTGGAATCCCGCCGGCTTCGAGGCTATTCGTCGTTCGCCTGCCGCGGTGTCGTTGCTGGAAGCCAAGGTGGCCGCTGCGGCTTCGGCTGCTGGTCCTGGTTATGTGGGGTCTGTTGTGCAGGGTGTTGGTCGCGGGACTTTGGGTCGTGCGATTGGGACTGTGTTCACGGATGATTTCAAGGCGATCCGTGACAACGCGAAGAATCAGACGCTTCTCCGGGTGTTCGACAGGTTAGGCGACTGATGGGCGAGGTTCTTGTAACGCCTGATGTTGAGGCCGCTGCTGTGGTGTGGTTGCGTAATGGGCTGGGTTCGTTGGCGGATAAGGTCGCGACGAAGGTTCCTGCGACGATGCCAGCGAAGATGGTTCGGGTGTCACTCACTGGCGGTTCACGCAGGGATGTCGCCTCGGACGTTGCGCAGTTGACGGTTGAGTGTTGGGCCGCTGACGAGCCGGCCGCTTCTAACATTGCACGGACTGCGCAGGCCCTCCTTTTCTCCGCTGCCGGGATGACCGCTGGTGTCGTGTTTGTGCGCAGGGTCGATTCCGTTGGTGGGGTGCAGTTCTTCCCCGACCCGGACACGGCGAAACCTCGCTACCAGTTCACTGTTCGTTGGCATGTCAGGCCAGCTTCTATCTAACTTTTCTTGCCCTCCTCGTGGGGGCTTTTCTTTTGCCCACTCTTTGGAGGAAAACAAATGGCGAATTCTGCCGCGAAGGTTGTTGCCGGCGTACCGCTGGCGACGGGTGGTGTGCTCCTCGGGGCGCTCACCGCTACTGCCCCTACTACTGCTGTTTCGACGCTGACCGGGTTCTCTGCCGCTGGTTACATTGGCGAGGACGGCGTCACTGAGACGAACGAGCGGTCAACTGACCGTATTCGGGCTTGGGGTGGTGACACTGTCAAGGTTGTTCAGACCGAACACAACGTCACTTACCAGTTCACTTTCCTGGAAACCCTGAACGCTGACGTGCTGAAGGCTGTTTACGGCGAAGATAATGTGACCACTACCGCGGCTGGCGTTTCGACGGGCACCCTTCACGAGGTACAGGTCAACTCTTCGACGCTGCCGCACAAGTCCTACGTGTTCGAGGTCAAGGACGGCGACGCGAAGATCCGCATCTACGTACCGGATGGCCAGATCACTGAGGTTGGCGACATCACGTACTCCGACTCTGAGGTCATCGGGTATCAGGTCACGGTTGAGGCGTTCGCTGACGAGTTGGGGAACAAGGCTTACAAGTTCCTCGATGACGGCGTGTTCGCCCCGTAATGAAGGCTCCGTGGGGCGGGTTTTGGTGACTCCCCGCCCCACGGTTACACCCAATAGTCACTCACCGAATCAGTCACCCATATTCTTTGGAGTCACCAAATGGCACGTATCCAGATTCTCGAATTGCCAAGCGTCGTAGTTGGCGAAGTCGTAGAAACTCCATTCGCACTGATTGTCGATGAAGCCGAAGGTGCTTTCGATGACGTCGAGTTTTTGAGCGCATTCAAAGAAGCGTGCGGCGCTAGGGCAATTGGCGTATTCGCTGGCACTATCAACCTCCCCGCAAACGTCTAGGAGTCACCTAATGGTTTATGAAGTTCCCTCTTCCAAGCGTTCCGTCAAGCAGAACGTGTTTGAGTTCAAGATCGAAACCAGCACGTACAGCGTGCCGAAGTTCGAGTACCTGTCAGTTGGTGTCCTCGAGGACATTGAGGCGGCACCGGCTGACTCTATCGGCCCGTTCCTGGACGTGTTCGGCGCGAAGGATTCGCCCGTGCGTAAAGCGATCCGCGGCCTGAATAAGGACGAACTGAAGGGACTCATTGAGGCTTGGCGTGCAGACAGTGACGTGGCGCTGGGGGAATCCGAGGCCTCCTAACACTTCTTCGGGAGTTTAGGGGGGCCATCAATTACGACTTGATAGCGCTCGGCTACCGGGTCGCGGATGTTCCGGGTGTCCTGTCATGGGCTGATTTGCGGGACATTATCAAGTTTCAGCCTGCCACGTCTGCATTGTATCGGGAGATGAACCCTGACGCCGCACCTTGGGGCCTTAGTGAGCATTTGTTGGCTGTTGTTGCTGACGCTGTGATTGCCGGTAATTGGATGCAGTCGCGGGATGGGCAGAAGAACCGGAACCGGCCAAAGCCCATTATGCGGCCTGGTGTGGTTCCTGAGCATAAGAAGTTCGGCGGTCAAGCCGAGTCGATTGGGGCGATCCGCGGATGGCTGGGTTGGTAACTACATAGAGAAGGTTGGTGCCTCTTGGCAACGGAACTTGGATCCGCGTTTATCTCCGTTGGCTTGGGCACCAACAGTCTCGCTGGGGACATTAAGAAAGCCTTTGGTAGCGCGGAGTCTTCGGGTTCGGATGCTGGTAAGTCTGCGGGTAAGGGTTTCGGTTCGGCGTTCGGTGTTGCTGCGGCGGCGCTTGGTGCCTTGGGTATTGGCTCGTTTTTCAAGTCGGCAGTCTCGGGCGCTGCTGAACTTCAGCAGTCAGTCGGCGCCGTGGATTCCGTGTTTAAGGGATCCGCTGGGCAGATGCATGAGTGGGCTAAGTCCGCCGCTACCGATGTTGGTCTGTCTGCGAATGAGTTCAATGAGCTAGGCACGCTGATTGGTTCGCAGCTCAAAAATGGCGGCACTGCCATGGATGAGCTTGCCCCCAAAACTAAGTCGCTCATCTCTACCGGTGCTGACTTGGCGTCAATGTTTGGCGGCACCACGTCTGAGGCTGTTGCGGCGCTTAGTTCGGCGCTTAAGGGTGAGCGTGACCCCATCGAGCGTTACGGTGTGTCGCTGAATCAGGCGAAGATTGATGCTGAGGCTGCTGCGCTCGGGTTCAAAAAGGTAGACGGCGCACTGTCTGCTGAGGCGAACCAGGCGGCAACCCTTTCCCTGATTATGAAGCAGACCGCGGACGCACACGGGAACTTCGCGTCCGAGGCTGACACGCTCGCGCACAAGCAGCAGGTACTCAACGCGCAGTGGGCTAATGGCAAAGCACGCATTGGTGACGCGCTACTCCCTGCCGTATCCGGACTTACGGGAGCGCTCTCCAGCGCTCTAGGCCCTGCTATTGATGGCGCCGTCGCTGGGATCAAGACGATCACGGGCGGCGCCCAGGGGTTGTATGACCTGCTGGTGAAGGGCGACTTCAGTAGTGCGTTCGCTACGGCGTTCAAGGTGGAGGAGGATAGCCCGCTTGTTGGCGCTCTCTTCACTGTGCGTTCTTATGTGGTCGATCTTGTTGGCGGATTCAGGGCCATGTTCGCGGCCTTCAAGGCCGGTGATGGTGACGTAACTTCGGCTGGTTTCGCTGGTTTTATGGAGCGCGTTGGCAATGGGGCGCGTGAGGTTACCGGCGGCATCAGGGCAATGTTTGAGGCGTTCAAAGCTGGCGATGGGGACATTACGTCTTCGGGGTTCGCTGGGTTCATGGAGCAGGTCGGCGGTACGGCTAGACAAGTGTTCGATGCTCTCGCGCCGACGATCGCCTCACTGATGCCGATGTTCGCCGCTCTTGTCCCGCAACTGTTCGCGCTATTCTCCGCACTCTCCCCCACGTCCCTGATCTTCCAGGCACTACTTCCGGTGTTGCCGCAGATTGCCAGCACTATCGGCACCGTTGTGGCTGCGATCCTTCCGCTGATTATGTCTCTGACTTCCCAGCTTCTCCCGATTATCACTCAGCTTGTGGCGGATGTGCTGCCTCCGCTGATCGCGATTTTCAGTGATGTTGTGACTGCTATTGCACCGTTGATTACTCAGATCGCTGGTCTGCTTATCCCAATCATTCAGGCGCTCATGCCTGTTGTGGTGACGGTGTTCTCGGTCGTCGCGGAGATCATTAAGAACGCGATGCAGATTGTGCAGGGAATCATCCAGGTTGTTACGGGGATCATCTCGGGCGACTGGGACAAGGTCTGGACCGGGATCGGCAACATTTTCGGCGGTATTTGGAACACGATTGTTGCCGTCGTGAAGGGCGCGTTGCAGCTCGTTGGTCAGGTCGTTATTTCCGGGCTCGGACTGATAGGTAACTTCGTCGGATCAACCCTTAGCGGTATTGGTAATTTCTTCGCTTCAACATGGAACAACGTCATTGGTGGCGTGGGCGGTTTCATCGGAAACTTGCTCGGGTTCTTCACGTCACTGCCGGGGAAGATCATGTCAGCGCTTTCGGGTGCTGGTACGTGGTTGCTGGATGTTGGCCGGAACATTGTGCAGGGCCTCATTGATGGGGCTAAGGGCATGGTGAATAACGCGGTGCAGGCGATCAAGGATGTTGGCGGGGCGATGCTTGACGGGGTGAAGGGTTTCCTTGGGATTCATTCGCCGTCTCGGGTGTTCAAGACGCAGGTTGGCATGATGATTGGCGCGGGTGTTGTCGCTGGTCTTGTCGCGTCTCAGGGTGGGGTAACTGCTGCTGTGAATGATCTTGTGACGGTCCCGACAGCTTCAGCGTTCGGTGCCGGCACCTACTCGGCATCAGTTATGACTAGCCGTAATGGGGGCGACACTTACGTGCAGAATCCGTTTACGGGCGAGTACCTGTTGGCTCAGGTGGATGGTCGGGTTGGCGCTGGTATGGATCATGTTGCTTCTATTAAGGCGGGTCGGTCGCGTTGACGGTTGTTCTAGCGGTTGGCGGTCTAGCCACACTGGAGCTTGAAAGCATTGTTGATCCGGATCCTGCGGCACTTCCGCCGCGGGTCCGGGTCACTGTTACGGATGTTGCTTCTACGCTTACGTTCACGCTCACTAGGTTGTGTGAGGGTGAGACTTTGTCTGTCCCTGGCTGGTCTTCGCGCTCGTTCACTGATTCGGATACGGACGTTGACTGGTTGCCGCCCCTGAACAGGCCGGTGACTTACACACTGTCGGCTGATGGGGTGCCGATTTGTACGGCGACCATTGTTCTGGACTTTGATGGCGGGGTGTTGCAGGATCCGATTCAACCGGGCAACTGGTTGCCGGTTCTACGGCGCGTCTCCACTGGTTCTGCTACTCCGGGTCAGGGGTTCATCGGAACGCTTGGGCGTGATGCTCCGGGTACTGGGATTCAGGTGATGGGTTCCCGGTATCAGGTGCGGATTGGTGGTCAGCGTCAGGCTGCTACTGGTATTCCGTTGCCGTTCCTTACTCCTGATGTTGTGACGACTGACAGGTTCCGTGACCTTGTGTCTGAGGCTCCGATCCTTGTTTATCGTCCTGCTGTGAAGTCTCCTTTACCTGCTGTTGCTTATTTGGCTGCTGGCGTGTCTGAGGTGCCGGCGGATGAGTCGGGTTTCACGACTTGGGACGTGACAGGCGATCTTGTCTCAGCAGTGGTGCAGGCGGCGATATCTGGTTTCGTGACGTATGACGAGGTGCAGCAGCTCCTTGCCGGGGTTACTTATGCGGAGGTGCAGGCGGCGTATGCGGGCTTGACTTACTTGGATGTGCAGAAGGATCCGTTGGTGTACGCGTCGCTTTAGTGTTGTCGGTTTTGTTGTGTTGGGCCTCCTTTCCGGGGGTCTTTTTTGTTGCCCGGGAAGGTGGCTGTTGTGCGTTTGTTGCCGGCTGGTTTGTTGGATTCGTTGTCGGGGTCTGTGCCTGATGCGCGGTTGGTGTGTCATGCGTGGTATGACGGTGTGCTTGTTCGGCGGGATTTGCCTGTTGAGAAGTGGTCCCTTAGTTGGGATGGTGCTGATAGCGCGTTGGTGCAGGGTAAGGCTTCGTTCACGGTTGTGGATGGGTCTGGTGGCCTTGCTCCGTGGGGTTGGGATGAGCCGTTGTCGGCGGCTGGGTCTCGGGTGCAGACAGTGTTTCAGTGCGCGGGCCAAAGTGTGGATCTTGGTTGGTGGCTGATCACGGGGAACAAGCCGAATGAGATGTGGCGCGTTGCTGGTAATCAGTTGCAGTGGGTGTCCGGTGGCGCATCAGTCCCGGTCGATGCTGAGGAACTGACCCGGTTGGCTGCTGACTATAGGTTTTGGGCTCCCGAGGCTCCCCCTGCTGGTGCGACCGTCCTTAGCGAGGTTCGGCGGCTGTTGCAGGAGGTTTGCCCGGTCGTTATCGCTGCCGGTGTGACGGATCAGCCGGTGCCGGGTTCGATGGTTTACAAGGACAACCACGCCGCACATGTTCTTGACCTTGTCCGCAGCATTGGGTGCTGGTTCC